GCAAGCCGGTCTTAATTCTGACGCCATTAGCAGTGGCAGCTCAGACCATCCGCGAGGGTGAAAAGTTTGGCATTGAGTGCCACCGCTCAAGTGATGGAACGGTCAAGGGTCGGATTGTCATTACCAATTACGAAAGACTAGAACATTATGACCCTAGCGATTTTGCTGGTGTTGTATGCGACGAGTCAAGTATTCTCAAATCATTTGATGGTGCCAGGCGTAATGAAATCACCGATTTTATGCGTAAGGTGCCGTACCGGTTGCTAGCTACTGCTACTGCTGCACCAAATGACTTTATCGAGCTTGGCACTAGCTCCGAGGCCCTTGGCTACATGGGTCACATGGATATGCTGGCGCGGTTCTTTAAGAACGACCAGAACAACTTGACCAGCCGCCGTATGTATGGCGAGGCTCCTAAATGGCGCTTCAAGGGTCATGCTGAGCAACCGTTTTGGCGGTGGGTTACTAGCTGGGCTAGAGCTTGCCGGCAGCCGTCAGACCTGGGCTTTGATGATGGCCGATTTACATTGCCGCCGCTGAACGAGATCGACCATCTGATCGAAACCAGCACCATCCCAGAGGGAATGCTTTTTGCGTTGCCTGCAACTGATTTGCGCGAGCAACGCGCCGAAAAAAAACGCACCGTAAAAGAACGCTGCGAGCAGGTTGCCAGCATGGTTGCCGATACCGGCCAGCCTGCGCTTGTATGGTGCCACCTTAATGAGGAAGGCGACCTACTTCAACAGTTAATTTCTGATGCCATTCAAGTATCAGGCAAAGACAAAGACGAAACCAAGGAGCGCCGATTGATTGACTTCGCGGAAGGCCGGTCAAGAGTTTTGATTACAAAGCCTAAAATCGGTGCATGGGGATTGAACTTTCAAGTATGCAGCCACATTACATATTTTCCATCCCATAGCTTTGAGCAGTATTATCAATCGGTTCGGCGTTGCTGGCGATTTGGGCAGAAGCGACCCGTAACTGTTGACATCATCTTGACCGAAGGTGAACGTCGCATTATGGAAAACCTGCAACGCAAACGCGGGCAGGCTGAACAAATGTTTGGCAATCTTGTTGCCGAGATGAATCATTCGCTGGACATCCAGCGCAAAGAGTACAACACCACACCAATCGAGGTTCCCTCATGGCTATGATCACCGACCGCTACGCAATTTACAACGGCGACTGCATTGAGGTAATGCAAAGCCTGCCTACGGCTTCCGTGCATTTCTCGATCTACTCACCGCCTTTTGCTGGATTGTATGTCTACAGCTCAAATGAGCGTGACATCAGTAACTGTAAGGACTACGATCAGTTTATGAATCATTATGGTTTTGTTGTAAAAGACTTGCATCGGTTGACGCTGCCAGGCCGGTTGACTGCTGTTCATTGCACCGACATATCAAGCGGCAACAGCGGCAAGGATTCATTGATTGATTTACCAGGCAAGATTATTGAATTACATCAGCAGCATGGCTGGCATTTTGTAGCACGTCACACGATATGGAAAGAGCCTCTATGGGTTCGCAACCGGACAATGGTAAAGAGCTTAGCCCATAAAACAATTGTTGATGATGGTGCCTATGCTGGTGTGGCATCTGCTGATTATTTGCTGATCTTTAGGCGTAGCGGAGAAAATACAATTCCAGTTGCACATCCTACTGGACTAGATCATTACGCTGGCGAATGCCCGATCCCAAGCGAATTGCACAAATATAAAGGGTGGACCGGCAAGCAAACAGAAAACCGTTTCAGTCATTGGATTTGGCGGCGGTATGCGTCATCCATTTGGGACGACATCAATATGGGCCGGGTGCTTCCGTTTCGCGATGGCAAAGATCCTGATGATGAAAAGCATGTGCATCCGTTACAGCTTGATGTAATTGACCGTGCCATATGCTTGCGCTCCAACCCTGGCGAAACGGTGTTGACTCCATTCATGGGCGTTGGTAGTGAGGTTTATGGCGCGGTGCAATTAGGCCGCCGTGGTATTGGAATTGAGCTTAAGGAGTCTTACTTCAAACAGGCAATCAAGAACATGGAAATAGCAGTAGAGGACACCCGAGCGCCTGATCAGGCTGAGTTGTTTGATGTTAAGGGTATGGACTGATGAACCTCCGCCCATACCAAACCCAGCTCCTAGACCAGATCCGCCAGTCAATGCGGCGTCACCGTAGGGTATGCGCCGTGATGCCGACTGGTGCGGGTAAGTCTGTTGTGATTGCTGCGATCATCCATGCAGCAGCCGCTAAGGGTCGGCGTGTGCTGCTGCTGGCGCATCGTCGGCGGCTCATCAACCAGCTAAGCCGTACGGTAGGCAGTTGGGGTATCGAGCATGATGTGATCGTGCCAGGCCGGCACCAACGTGGCCATGGTGTTGCCGTAGGCAGCGTGCAGACGGTCGTTCGGCGGCTGGATAAGTTGCAGCCGCCGGATCTGATCATCATCGACGAAGCGCATCACCTGACCCGCGATAACCAATGGGGTCAGGTGGTAGGCCATTGGCCTGATGCGTACCTGATCGGCAAGACGGCCAGCCCGCAACGTCTTGATGGCCGCGGCCTAGTCGAGGTGTTTGATGATCTGGTGATCGGGCCTACACCGCAGTGGTTGACCGATCAAGGCTTCCTGGCAAAGGCACGGATCTTTTGCCCGCCGACCACGATGGATGCAAGCAAGCTGCGTAAGGTGCGCGGTGAGTTTGACATGCGCGAAGCGGCAGCAGCATTAGAGCAGGCGAAGATCCATGGTGATGCGGTTGAGCACTACCTGAAGATCGTGGCGCCAGGTACGGCGCTGGTGTCATGCGTCAGTGTGGAGTTTGCTGATGCAATGGCGGCACGGTTCAATGCAGCAGACATCCCGGCACGGGCGATCACTGGCGGTTGCGGTGAGGATGACCAGGAGCAGATCTTTAGCGACCTGGCTAAAGGCATCATCAAGGTAGTGACCTACTGCGAAATGCTGAGCGAAGGCGTTGATGTACCGAGCATCAATGCAGCGATTCTGCTGCGACCTACAGCATCGGTGACGATGTACCTACAGCAGGTAGGCCGGTGCCTCAGGCCAAAGGCTGACGGCTCCGCGGCAATTATTCTCGATCACGTCGGCAACGTACAGCGCCACGGCCTACCGACTGAGGAACGCAACTGGACGCTAGAAGGCCGCGACAAACGCAAACGCGATGCAGCGCCAAGCGTGCGCATGTGCCCGAGGTGCTTTGCTGCAAATGCAACCACGGCGCAGGTATGCGGCGAATGCGGCCATGAGTTCACCACTGAGGCGCGGGAGTTGCAGGAGGCCAGCGGTGAGTTGGTGGAGATCACCGCCGAGCTGCGCCGTAAACGCGCCGAAGTGGGTGGCGCCCGCAGTATGGAAGACCTGCTACGCCTTGAACGGCAACGCGGCTACAAACCAGGCTGGGCAAAGCACATAATGGCTGCACGGCAAACCAGGAGGGTGGGATGACCAGCGAGCAACACATCCAACAACACATCCGTCTAGCGTGCGGCACTGGCGCCACGCGGCTATTCCGCAACAACACCGGAGTGCTCAAGGACCAGCATGGCCGCCCGGTCAGCTTTGGCTTGTGCAAGGGCAGCGCCGACCTGATCGGCTGGACAACGCGCACGATCACCGCGGAGATGGTCGGTCAGCAGGTGGCGGTATTCACGAGCATTGAGGTCAAGACGCCTACAGGCCGCCTGACACCAGAGCAGCGGCAGTGGCTGGCAGCAGTCGAAACCGCAGGCGGGATCGCTGGTGTGGCGCGGTCTGTGGCCGATGCCGAGGGATTGTTACGAGATGCGACTGGCAGGGGTTGACACTGGCAGCAGTGCCTGTAGGATATGGGGACAGGAGGCGAGGAGAGCTTCCACCCCAACCCGAGAGCAATGACCTATCCAATCCTTCAGAATGCAGCCGGCACCGAGAGAATGAAGTTCTTGGCTTTCACTGATACGGTTGAAATTCAGCGTTGGGAAAACTTCCCCAAGCGGCCTGAATCTTTTCGTTATGCCGGTCGCTGGCACCACTACACCGGCAATGCACGAAACATTTGGACCAGTCTGCTGTCCCAAGGCTGGACGCGCATCGCCTGACCTACGCGGCCCGCCAGAGCCGCACCCAATCTGGCAATCCACCCCACATCTAGAGCAATGACAAACATTACCGCCGCCAGCACCAAGGCCGAGATCATCGACGCCTCTATGGAGCTGATCGAAACCCAAGCTGAGCGGATCACCGCTCTACAGGAACGGCAGCTAATCCTCTGGTGCCTGCTGGGCATCATGTCGATCCTGCTGGTAGTCGGCGCTCACTGATCGCCACTGCAAGGGCCTTCGGGCCCCACTCATTTACCCCAAGCAAACCGCAATGACTGCTCCATCCATTCAAAAAGGCGTTACACCCGGCAGCTACTACGTGCCTCACTGGTGTTCTGCCACCACTTACCAGTGCGCTCAATATCACTTGCATCGTGCCTTGGATCATTACAAAGCCACTGGCAGTATTTTTCCCCGCTGATAAACCTGAGGGATAACAGTGCGGTTAGGCGTGTCAACCCTCAACCATTCACCCCACACCAAGAGCAATGACTAAACGCGATCGAGCATCAACTGCTGCATTCATCATCCTGATGGCTGCATTGTTCTGCATCACCACAAACCATACGTTGTCCAAAATGACCGAAACAGATTGCAAGGCTGGCATCGTCGCAGCGTGCCAGCGATGACCCTATCCAACGAACAATACCACGCCGACCCAGCAGTTAGCGCCAGTCACCTGCACGCTATTGCGAAAAGCCCGCAACATTACTGGAGCCGTTACCTTGACCCGCAACGCCAGCCGGTAGAACCTACCGCTGCAATGCGTCTCGGCAGCTTGGTGCATTGCGCTGTGCTGGAACCTGAGGAACTGCATAAGCGCTATGCCGTCTGCCTGCCGCGTAATACCAAAGCAGGCAAAGAAATGGCGCTGGAGCTTGATGCAAAGGGCAT